AGCGCCAGTCATTGCGCCAGCGGTAGGACGGACTACCTGTGCAGACTCGCGGAGAGCAAACCCGTAAAGGTCACCGAGCTGTCCTTGACGCAAGAGGGTGGTGTCGCCGCCTTCGTTGACCTTGAACAAGTTAGAGTAACCGCGAACAGCTACGCCGCCAGCAGTGGACAGAATGGCTTGCCGGTCACTGCCGGGTGCGCCGTTGTCATCAAGGATTTTCTTAGCTTGCGAGAAGTCGCTGATTAGCGGCGCGGTGTCTGCCGTGGCACCGAAGGCGCGGGAAGCGCCGGCGGATGCAGCAGCGGCGATGTCGGCTTCGACCTCGTTGACCGCAGTGCGGAGAGCCTGGGCGATCTGATCCTGCTGGATGGTCAGGTAGCCGGGGCCTTTATCGACAGCCATGATGTCTTCGCCAGACCAAGAGAAGCCATAGAAGCGGGACTTGGTGATCGTCAGCGACTTGTTGCCGATGGTCTGGTTGATCGCGGACGGAATAGCCATCGCAGGAGTGATGTCAGCACCGGAGGAGTTGACCGGAGCAACGATGGAGCGGAGGGTCTGGCCGACCGCTACCATGTCTGCGCGAGAATCGCGAGCAACGGAAGGGATGAAGCCAGTGAGTTCCCGGCTCACCACGTCAAGCGCGGCGTAGGCATCGGGGATCAGGTTGGTGAGCGTGTTGTTGTTAGTAGGAGCGGACATATGAGTAGTGGTTTATTTTGAGTGGTTGGTGGTGATTTTACTGGGTTGGATTATTCGGTGATGCGTCCGCCTTTTTTGCAGAACTCGCTCTGGTTGTAGGGCGAAAGTTTGGTGAAGGACTCGCGCGTCATCGTGTTGCCCTGCGCGCCGCTGGTGTCGGTGTCAGTCGAGAGGCTTTCAGCGCGGAAAGAGTTGGTGATGATGTGTTCCTTGAACTCATTCAGCGTTTTACCGCTGGCAATGAACTCTTCGATTGGCTTGTTCAGATCGAACTTGTGCGCCTTAGCAACTACTGAAGCCCATGCGCGGATGTTAGCGATGCGCTTGCGCTCGTTGACCGCGCCTTCTGAGCGGAGATCGTCAGCGTTGGCCGTGATAGTCACAAGGCTAGAAGCAGCAACAGCGGCTTCCTCGGGAGCGGCTTCCTCGGCTTCCTCCACTTCGGGAAGGGTGACAGTGTATCCAGCTTCGCGGAGCAAGGTAATAGCCAGCTCAATATCGTCTGCGCCCATCGGCTTAGGATTGGCTTCTTCTGGCAAGTTTTTGGTTTCCATCGGCATTTTAGGATCGGTCATGGTGTTTTTGTATGTGTGTTTTTTGTGTGTGTCAAATGATTTTTCTCTATCAGCTAGTTTGCCTGTCACAGACAGCTTGCCTACGCTTGCTGCCATCTTGAGTTCTCCGGTTATTTCGTCAATGAACCCAGCGGCCAGTGCCTCTTGTGCTGTCATCCATGTTTCCGCGTCCATCATCGCGCCGATTTCCTCAGTGGTCTTGCCTGTCTTACGCTCGTAGGCGGAAGTCAGTGAGCCGCGCACCTTGTCCAGCATGTCTGCCAGCTCGCGCATGTCGCCGCTGTTGCCAGCGCACAAGCCGCTCGGGTTATGCACCATAAGCAGCGCGTTTTCTGCCATGCTCACAGGCGCACCAGCCATTGCGATAACGCTCGCCATGCTGGCCGCGATGCCGTCGATCCTTACCTCCACGCCGCCTGCGTGTTCGCGGAGTCGGTTGTAAATTGCAAGCCCATCAAACACCTCGCCGCCAGGTGAGTTGATGCGGAGCGTTATCTTGCGCTTGCCGACGTTCTTGATCTGGTCGAGAAACGCCTTGGCTGTGATGCCGTAGCTGCCAATTTCCTCGTAGATGGTGACCTCGGCAGACAGCTCGGATTTGTTGGTGATGGTGAACCAGTTTTTCATTGAGTTGGTTGGGTTTTGAATTTTCTCGGCTTGTCTCTCAAACCATGCGCGAGCGGGTGACGGGTCGAGCGGGCTGATGCCCCATAGGTAGTGCGCCACTGCGCCGGCGCCCGGCCACTCCTTGTCATCTGGGTTGCTGTTTTTGCCTGCGTCGAGATCCACCGCGTGACGCGCTCCCCATGCGTTTGCCTTGATGATCTTGTCATCGCTTACCTCACCGCCTGCCATGCGCCTAGCAGCGTCCTTGGTGCCCTCGGTGAGTCCGTCGCCACCGAAGCCCTCGGCGAGCAGCTCAAGGCCGCGCTTCGCTGCGTTGATGATGTAGTCGGGAGGGGTCATGTGTTCGGGTTAGCGAGCTTCGTTGGTGACTCGGCCTCTGTTTCAACCTCGGCATCAATCGGCCCTTTCGTGGTGTCGGACTCAATCCCGTATTGCTGGTAGATCATCGACGCTTCTTGGATCTCGATGCAGGTCTGTTCGAGGTCGGTGCCTTGCTCGTCGTGGATGCGTTGCGGCGAGGTGAATTTGTTAGCAAGGTCGAGCGCCTTAGCGTTTGCGTCCTTGATCGGATCGACACCCGGCCACCGCTTGCCGGTGAATTTCGGAGCGTTAAACTTGAAGTGCTTCTCGACAGGCAGCGGAACGACCTTCATCAGCAGCGCCATCTTTAGCCACTCGCTAAAGATGCGACGTTCTGCCAAGGCAATGTCGAACTCTTGCAAGACTGTCCACTGCGCGGTGATGGTCAGCCGCTCAAGTCTGCCAGCCGAGAAATTGATCTCCGCGTAATTCTGTCCGATGGTCGAGAACTGCGCGCCCGGCAGGCCCGCGCAGATGCTCCGCAGTATCTCGTTGCGAACGTGTCCGGTGTTAGGGTTGGGCTGGTTAGGGTTAAACTCTTTTGCCCGCACGCCGGGAGGCAGTCCATGTGCGCCGCCAGGGTTCATCTCCATCGACAGCCCCTTCATGATCTCAGGGTCTGCGCCTGCCGCGGTGTTGCCATCTGGCCCGATGAGGTCTGTCTCGAAAAAGACATTGCTGCAAGCGCCGACGCGCATAGCTACGACTACGGCTTCCATCGCTTTGTCGAGCTGTCGCACGCTTGACATTACCGGAGTCGCCCACGGCACAGGCCGCGTTACGTCTGCGTCATCGTCAAATTTCGCGTAGTGGATGATGTCCTCGGCAGGAATACGGATCGAGTTTTCTGTGCTGTTTGTCGTGAAATTGACAGGCGACATCGTAGCCCACTGCCCGCTCGTTGCCTTGGTAAACCAGTAGGCGACAGGCACCGGAGCTGCATAGCTCTCGTCGTATTCGATGCCGTAGCGGATCGGGTTTTTATTCTTCTCGTTGTATCCGTTGAGGTAGTAGTTACACCACTCCGCGTTGATGTGCTGGATCTTAAAGCCGAACGGCTCATATCGTGAGTCGCGGATCAGTCGGATGAAGTGGTCACCATCCCGAGCGCAGGACTTTAGCCGAAGCTGCCGGGATTCGTTGTAGTTTATCCTTCCTGTCACCGTGCAGTTTTCGCGCAACTGCCATTCCGCCCACTTCCGCTCGATTAGCTGATTCGCAAAGGTGTCAAGCTCGCCTACCTTCACCGAGGACTTGCCCTTTATTGTGTGCAGTAATTTCTCGGCCTTGAACTTAGCGCCTGACTTGCTGGCAGTGAAGCGCAACACATCGTTGCGCCTAGCCTCTGCACGTTGCAGCGCGTCCTTTTCTTCCTCGCTGTAGATGATCCGATCCTCGGTCTCCTTGACCATCATGCGAAGCGTGTAGCCAGTCGGCCCGATGACGTTCGCGGAAAGCTCTTGGCCGTAGCCCATGATGAACGGATTCTCGCGCCATAGGTTGCGCGAGAACGCCCGCAGCTCCCAGTGATTGCGATACAGTTCAGCATCAACACCGATGCGATTCGGTCGCCAGTCAGGCGAGATTTTCTTGAGCTGCTCGATTAGCTGCGTATATGCGCGAGGCTGTCGGATCGGCTCGTCCACGATCTGGACAGAATGACCGTTTCGCGCACCGTTGAGTTTTGCGGTTCTTTTGCTCATGTAAAATATGGCCTTATGCTACGGGTCGGAGCGTCTCCGCGCAGTCCGGCAGCGATGGCTTTCTCAGAGGCGAGCTTGGCCTCCAGGTTGCGGATCGTAGACAGGAGCATCGACTGATTCTCCTTAGTAAAGCTCTGACCGTTAAACGACACCGACACCTCGGGATTCGCCAGCAACGTCAGCAGCGCCGTATTCGCTGCGTCGAGCTGGAGCTGTGTCGTGCTTGCGGTGATCGTGGTGGCGTAGTTAGCCAACACGGTAAAGTCGCCATCCGCTCCGCTGGTAACGTCGCCGCTGGAGATCTCCGTGCAGCGTGCCGCGTATGTCCACTGTCCCGCGGTCATCGCGGCGGACTGTGTGGCGGTGATTACGAAGGCAAAGGAGCTGCCGCTCGCAGTGCCGGTCGAGGTGACAGGCGCAACACCGGCGCGATTCAGCACCAAGACAGACGTGAACGTAGCCGCAGGACAAAGCGAGAAGCCAAGCAGCAGTCTCGTTGTGTCGCCGCTGGTTATCGCCTGCGGGAAAATTGTAAGCGGAGCAAGTGCCATTGCTCTGCTTTTACCTTATGCTGTCAGATTGTCAACGTGTGTGATTTCACAAATTCCATCCGCCCGGCGCTTTGCCCGAGAACCACGCTGACGGCGCGGCCTGCGCCGGCGCATCTGGCCGGGTCTGCGCGAGATCGGCATCCAGCGCGTCAAAGTTCCAGCGCCGCAGCATGAACACCGCAAGGTTGCCATAAGCGCAGTCCAGTGCCTCGTCTCGCTTGCCCTCGTTGTTACCGTATCGCCTCACCTCCTCGCCGCCCTTGTATTCCATCACCACGCTGTCGCTGGTTAGCTGTTGGAAATAGTTAGCGTCGTAGCTCATCGGGTGGTGCATGTAGCCACTGAGGAACGTGCCATCCGCGTTAGGGTCGAGCCGCAGCCGAGTGTAGATCAGGTCTTTGCCAGCCCATGCGCCGATGGGTATGCCTTTGATGTTGCGATGGATACTAGCCATCTTGCGCGGGTTGATCGGCGCGCCTTGCTGCCCAACACCTTTCGACAGCATGAACTTGCCCATTAGCTTAGGAAAGGTCTGGCTTAGTCTGTATGCTTGGAAAGCCCAGTCACCCCACTTGCCTGCGTCCACAAAGCACATCGACAGCTCTAGCTCCGCTCCGTCCTCGCGCTTGAATTTGCGCTGTAGCTCTGTCATCAGTCGATGCCATACGCTTCCCGGCTGGATGTCGAGCGGGTTGCCGTCTAGCACTAGGTAGTCAAGTCCCCAGCTTTGCTCGTCACGCGCCCAGCCTTTCCACTCTAGCTCTAAGCGGTTGTTCTGGATGTCCACAAAGCAGGTCACAAGGCTAACGGCTTTCGGTGCAAGCGTGTAGGCTTCGCGAAGGTTATAGAGGCGCTGCCAGTCCGGTGGCTTCTCGCTTTCTTCGGTCGGATCAAATGGCTCTGCGTCTACGGTGTTTACAAGCGGTCGCATGGCTCGCTTAGGATCGGCGCTGGAAGCTACTGCCATTTCTTCTTCGGCAAGCTGACCGAGATAGCCAGCCGGATATTTCATGTAATCCACTGGGTGCGGCCATAGCATTGAGTT